AATATAACACTATGAAATCAGACAAAATTATGGCTAAAGCCACAAAGAAACCACAATGTAGTGTTGGCAGACCAAAAGCAAAAGTAGATATAGAAATATTAAAAAATCTAGCTTCTATTGGTTGTCCTACTTATGAGATAGCTTCAGTAATGAATGTATCTGCAAGAACATTAAAAAGAAATTTTGCCGAAATAATAGACCAATACAGAGAGCAAGGTAAAGCTAGTTTAAGAAAAAAGATGTACGATAAAGCAGTTAAAAAAGATAATACTATGATGCAGATATTTCTTTCTAAAAACTTATTAGGTATGTCAGACAAAGTACAACAAACAAACGTAACTGAACCACTCCCACTTATCATAGAAGCACAAGCAGAAGAAATAGATGGCAAAGAAAAAGGGTAATATTTATGGACAAGTAGTTGTCTATGAAAAGAAGTTTAAAGGTACTTCCATTGGTAAAAACCCCAAGAAAGTAAATTCTATGAATAAGCATAAGAGAAAAGGCAGAAGTAGAAAACAATTAAGATACAGGGGTCAAGGTAGATGAAGAGATCAAACTTCTATCCTAATGGAGAGTTTATACCTTATCAAATGCCACAAGATTTTAGACCATCACAAGGTAGAGGTAGTTGTGGAAATTGCGGACTTTTTTCTAATAGGCATGGCTTCTGCGGACTCTATAAAACAAGAGCAGTTAAAGATACTTATGTTTGTAACAAGTGGCGACCAAGACATTTTAAAAGATAATGTGTAAATATCTAATACTGTTACTTCTCACATTCGAGGGAGAAATGATAAAAGAAAAACTTGAATTTACTAGACCAATGGACGTTTATGATTGTATGGATTATGGTGCAGATCATAGAGAGAATATAGCAACTTATAATGATGAAAAAAATGCTTGGATATTAAAAGATGGTCGTGGTACTTTTCAAGGTTTTATTTGTGAATGATGTATGATAATGACAAAATATGTCATTACATGGAAATAAAAAATTAAACAAACCTTTTAGAACACCATCTGCTTCAAAGAAGTTTGGAGTTTATGTAAAAAATAAAAGATCAGGTAGAGTTCAAATAGTTAGATTTGGTGCTAAAGGTATGCCAATCAGAAAGAATAATCCAACACGACAGAGAATGTTCTTTGCTAGATTCAGACCTATCTTGGCAAAAGTAAAAGGACAGAAAACATTAAGTCCAGCTTATTGGGCTATCCAATCTTGGAAAAAAGGATTTAAAATTTAGATGAACTTAGAAATATTAAAAAAGAATATTGTAATAGTGCCTGTGATTATAGCAATCTTATCAGGAACAATAGCATCTGTAAGATATGTATTAAACTTAACAAATACAATTAATGCAAGTAAGCAAGAACTCGTTGATTTAAGGAGAGACTTAAATGTTGAACGAGATAGAATTAATAAGGCACAAGGAGATATATCTAACATAAACGGAACTATAAATATGAGTAGAGAAATTATAGAAATGTTAGGACGACAATTAAACGATTTAAGCTGGGATGTAAAAGACCTATCTAGGTAATTATGAGGAATGACAATGAATTATTATTTTACAGGAATATTGATTATACTAATGATGTTATTAGCTTTATTTGTACGACCAGCAGAAGCAAGAAATGAATATTTAAACAATGGCAGCAATGAATGTCGTTATGGAGATATTGATTTAAGTATATCTACAAGGGAAAGCGATCACGATTATAGAACTTATGATACAAGTGATTATGATAATAATAGCCAAGAGTTAAGATTAACTTTTCGAAAGTATTTAGGTATATCTAAAAAACATTGTGATCGACAGAATGAAGTACAAACTCAAAACGAAATACTTAAACAACAAATAGAATTATACAAAGTTTGCAAGAGTATTAATACCAAACAAGACTTAGAACAGTTTAGAGAATTGATAGCTTATTGTTCAGGTATTAAAAAAATTGATAGAACAGATAGAAATAATCCTTATAAAGATATAATAAAGAAATTAGACAAATATGAAAATAAACAATGAAACATCAGTAAAAACAGATATTAAAACTATAGGTGGTGTTGTTATAGCAGTAGCAATAAGTGTTTATAGTTACTTTACAGTTATTGAAAGAATATCAAATCTTGAATTGCAAGATAAATTACAATCTGCTGATCTACTTAAAAAAGCAGAACAAGAACCCAAGAATCTCGAAATTTTCATGCTTATCGAGCATCTCGCTGGTCAGATCGAGTCTATAGAAAAAGAGATAGAAGCTTCAAGATATAACAAGGTCAATATAGATCATTTAAAAGAACAAGTAGATATAATAAATAAACAAATAGAAAAATTAAGAAATGGTAATCACTAATGGAAGTTGTGGTTGCATTACTTATGATAGTTAATAATGAAATAAAGGAAGCAAGAATACAATCCTCAATTTCAGAATGTCTTAAAGGAAAAAGGGTAGCGATGAGACAAATTAAAGTTAATTCAAATGTAATCTATTCTTGTGTGCGTACTAAAGCAGAATTAGAAGATAATATCGATGGCAGTAAATCAATAAAAAAACTTATACTAGAATGACTTATGTTTTAAGTTTAGTTATTTGTAGTGCTGTTGCTGGTCAATGTTTGCCACCTTATAATGTAGATAAACTTTATAAAGATGGTTATGATTGTATGTTAGATGGATATAAAATGGCAATCGAAAAAACTATTGAAATTGGCAGAGAAGATATTAACAAAAGTAGAATTTATATAAAATTCGGTTGTAATGAAAATCACTCTAACAAAACCCCAACATCTTATATCATCGTCAAATAAAAGATTTAGGGTATTAATATCAGGAAGAAGATTTGGTAAGACATATCTTGCTATAACTGAGATGATGAAATATGCAACTATACCAAATCAAAAGATATGGTATGTAGCACCAACTCTTAAAATGGCTAAAGATATTTGTTGGTCTAATCTTAAAGAAGTTCTTAATCAATTTAATTGGATAGAAGATATAAACGAAACCACACTTACAATAACTGTTAGAAAAACAAATAGTACAATATCATTAAAGTCTGCTGATGTACCTGACTCGCTTAGGGGTACAGGATTAAACTTTTTAGTATTAGATGAATTTGCAGATATAGATAAAAGAACTTGGTTTGAAGTATTACGAGCATCAATATCAGATACATTAGGAAAAGTATTAATGTGCGGAACTCCTAAAGGATATGGTAATTGGTCTTATGAAATGTATCTAAAAGGTAAGCAAGATAAAGAATGGGATAGTTTTCAATTTACTACATTAGATGGTGGAATGGTTACACCAAAAGAAATAGATCAAGCTAAACAAGACTTAGATCAAAGAACATTCAGACAAGAGTTTGAGGGTACTTTTGAAAATTATGCTGGTGCTATTTACTATAACTTTCACCCTGTAGAGTCTGTTGTGAATAGAAAGATAGATTGGAAGAAACCTTTACATATTGGAATGGACTTTAACATAGACCCAATGTCTTGTTGTGTTGCACAGATAGACAAAGAAAAGATATATTTAGTTGATGAAATAGTAATTTATTCAAGTAATACTGACGAAATGGTACAAGAAATAAAAGATAGATATGGAACACAATTACCAATATTTATCTATCCTGACCCAGCATCAAGACAAAGAAAAACATCTGCTGGTGGTAGAACAGATTTATCTATACTTCAGAATGGTGGCTTTACAGTAAAAGCAAAACATAAACACCCAGCAGTAAGAGATAGAATCAATGCAGTAAATTCAAAACTCAAAGATAGTAAAGGTAATAGACATATTTTTGTTTCCAATTCTTGCAAATATCTTATAAAAGGATTACAAAGACAAACATACAAGGAAGATACAAATATTCCTGATAAAGAAGATGGATTTGACCATATGAACGATGCTCTTGGATATATGATAGATTATATAAAACCTTTAGTTACGCAAATGCCAAGTTCACAACCAACGAGATGGAACATTAAATAATATGGCTTACACTAGAGATGATGCTTACAATACCCATAAAGATTATAGAGAAAATGTAAATCTATGGGAATACTATATAAGATCATTTAATGGTGGTTACGATTACACAATTGGTCAATATTTAAATAGATATAATTTAGAATTAGATAACGAGTACAATCAAAGACTTGGTAACACACCTTGTGATAACCATTGTAAAAATATTATTCAAATATATTCATCTTTTTTATTTAGAGTAAAAGCATCAAGAAATTTTGGTTCTATGGCTGATGAGCCTAGTTTAGAATCATTCTTAAAAGACGCAGACTTAGAGGGTAACACTTTTAACTCTGTTATGAAACAGGCTCAAAATTATGCGGCTATCTATGGTCATTGTTTTATGATTTTAGATAAACCAGCAATACAAACACGAACAAGAGCAGACGAACTTAATCAAGAAATAAGACCATACATTTCAATCGTTACACCTGAGAATGTTTTAGATTGGAATTTTAAAAGAGAAGTAAATGGTAAGTATTATTTAGACTATCTTAAAATTAGAGAAGAAGTAGATAAAGATGGTGGTACATATTTTAGATTGTGGTTTCCTGATCGAATAGAAACAATTTATTCAAAAGATGA